CTTTTGTAGAATTTCAATGAAGTCACGCAGTACTGATCCGCGTAATGATGGAAACGTTCTACGCACAACTGTTATAATTAATCCTGAATTGACGTTGTTATAACATATCTCTATTAAGACCTGCAAGGAACTCCAAGTCTTTCCACTACGAGTGCCACCTTGCAAGCAAGCAATACGCTTGTGGTTAGACTTTAAGTCGTAGTAACTCTTAGGTTGTTTCATAAGCCACAATGCCCACTATCACATTCGCTAAAATCATCAAAACTTAATTCGTGCTGTAAGTGATGTTTGCTTATGTCGTCGTAACTCATTTCCGGTCGCCATTGACCATTGCCTTCTATGCGCTCTATACTTGCAAACCATTCCATCTTCTCCGGGTGCTTATCAAACATAGTTCTAAGCAGCAATGGATTTCTGTGAAAGCAGCCTACACAATTATTGCGTTCAGCAAATCTTACAGGCTTGTCTTTCCAAAACTCGACAATTTCATCTCTATATATTTCGTTGTCAATCAATGGAAATTTTGGTGATTGCCAGGGCGTAGTTGCCCATTTGTTATTGCCGTTGCTGTGCTTGCCAACTACGTCTTTAAACTCCAATAGCCCATCATCGTTTAAGCGTTCCATCATTCGCTTCGCTCTACCCTGCTCACCTGCTCTAAATCCAATCTGCATGTTTACGGGCTCACCTATGTTTTCTCTCCAAAACCTATGCATTGGTCTAAGCTTCATTTCAACAGTACAGTATCTGTGCATTTTATTTGGCAACCATCCACCTTTTTTTTCTGTGACAGAATCGAATGATTCACCGGCTACCCAATGTATCTCTTGTCCTAAAAACTGCTCTAAATCAAACATGGTGTGTAGAATTGTATCGTCTTCTACAGTGCCGATAAATTGCTTCCCTAGCTTATCGCTTGCTTTCTTGATTAATCCCTTATCCTTTGGACTGCATCTTTCATCCTCTACTGTTACAAGCGCAAATAGCAAATGGTCTGCTTTATAGTTTGCTGCTATATACGCTGAACTTTGTCCCCCACTAACGCTTGTAACTGTTTTCATTCTTCTGCTTTTATTTCGTCAAACCATGAAGGCTTGCCGTTTGGTTCATTAACCTTTATGTCCTGCTCTAACTGCTTTGGCATAAAGTACGGAAATAAAGACGATAATGCTTTAAGGTATTTTTCTGCGCTTTCTTCTCTAAGTAGTTGTAGGCTGTCATGTACATGATCTAATTCTTCTTCCATGATACCAACAAACAATGATTTGCTTGCTTCGCTTACCTTATTGTTTTTTCCCTTTGGTCTTCCTTTGCCCTGTGTGTTCCCTTTTATAAATGGCATTCTATGTTATTCTATGTTATTTTAACATGGATTCGTAATCTTTGATAGACTCAAATATACGATGTGCTACTTGTGGCACTATGGCGTTGCCGTATCCTTTAATGCTTTCTCTTCTCCACCTTGGAAAGGTAATACCGTCCAATTCTTTGGGAATCCCATCATCTCTTCCACAAACAGGGGAGACAGTTGGGAATTTTTCCCAGTCATTACTTGCGTTGCCAAATTGGGCATTGTTGTCCCGTTTGGGTACTTCTCCATTCTTGCTTTGAACTTCTCCGTGTCGTGAACTGGCTCTGAAGTTGTCGGAGTGAGCAACAATCCAGACTCTATCTCTTCTGTGAGGAGCGTTGACGGCACAACATGGTATAATAAACGATTGGACGGAGTACCCAATAGCTTCCAAGTCAGAGCAACACGTTTCGAATACCAATCCTTCCGACCAATTAACAAGCCCCCGAACGTTCTCTCCCACGACCCAACGGGGCTTACACTCTCCGATAACTCTAAGCATCTCTTTCCACAAGTAGCGTTCATCCTCTGTTCCTTTTCTTTTTCCTGCAACGCTAAATGGTTGGCAAGGGAATCCTCCGCTAAGGATGTCAACTCGTCCATTATACTGAGCTGCATTAAACTCTTTGATGTCGCCATGTTGATCTGCTTTAGGAAAATGATGCTTTAATACTTTGCGCGGAAACTCCTCCCATTCACAATTGAATACGTTAGTAAACCCTGACCATTCCGCTGCAAGGTCAAAGCCCCCAATGCCACTAAACAAACTTGCGTGTGTCATTCGTCCGCAAAAATCATTCGTACTTCTGTCTTCCCTCCCCCTTCAGGAACTACAGCATAAATTTGTTTAATCCACTTATTGTTATATCCCTTCGCTACCCATTTGTCATATCTTTCACGCTTACGCTCAAGAATTACGTGTTGCTGTTCTTCTTCGTTATAGGTTAACCTGTATGCTCCGTAAGGATCAAAAGTAACTATGCCTTTGTCGTGCATCTCACTTAGTCTTGCGGATGCTGTTTGATTCTTCAGCCCTAAATCAAACTCAACCATCTGTAAACTTGTCGCTCCTTTCTCTTTTAAGTACGCTTGTATCCGCTGCTCAATAGATAGTTTCTTAGGCTTTATTTCTTCGTGCGCCAGGTGTGATTTGTTACTCATCTTCTAGTCTGCTTTTAAAGTGTTTAATAATTTTCTCCGTTTTTACCTTGTAGTAGTCCTTAAACTCCCCTTGTCCTCCTTCCTGCTTGTACAGCTTAAAAAGTACAGCACGTAACCTTTGGCTTTGTGTCTTCTTCTTATCGTACAAGTCTAATTCGATGCTGTCCAATTGCTCTACCGGTACAGCTTCTTGTGGGTCATCTTCTGCTCTAAAGTACAATATACCAAAACCATCTAACACTGCATCAATATTCATTACCTCTTCGCTTGTCATCTCCTGTGTTACAAAGCGTAATGATATTGTTCTGTCCTTTCGTCTTTGGTATCCGTCTAGTTGTGCTGCGCTTATTATTCGCATGAAGCTAAGTATGCTTTTTCTAGCAATTCACCATCCTTTAAGTAACACGTTTTGCATCCCATCTTTTTAATTTTTCTCCCAAAGGTGTTAAAGTATATGCTTATAAATGTTTCTTGCCATGCCATATCTACTTCTGCGCCTACCTTCAGCTTAGGCTGTATGACTTTTTCAAACAACAGTTGATCGGCTTTGCTCATGTCATGCTGTCGAGGATAGTTTTTGTTTAGCCAAGCTTTGCGCTTATCGCATCCACAATCAGTATTAGTCAATTCTGCTACTTTATCGACTACTGCCTTAATGCCTGTTGCTTTAGTAATCTTTTCTATGTCGTCACCTAAGCCTATCGACTTCGTTGATTTTTTCCTGTATTTTCTTTTTGGCTTTGTTGATGCTTCTGTAGAGTGTTTGTCTTGCGATTCCTGTTGCATGTGAAAATGTGTCTAGTGTGTGATTATGAAGATAGTAAGCTTTAAAAACTTCTCTATCAAACCATTGTAATTCCTCTAATATATTATAAACCGTGCCTAACTGCTTTGCCGATCTGTTTTCTATCTCTTCTAAAATTGTATCCCTGGACGCGATTAACTCCGTGTCGTACTGTGTTCTTAGTGTTTCCCATTGCCTATGCTTTTTGTAGAAATGACTTGTTTTGCTCCAACTGCTGACATTCAAGGCTCGACATATGTACGGTAACATCTCACCCCGATTGCATAATGCATCTAATCTATCTTGTTTTTCTAAGAATTTAATGAGCATGTCGTGCAGTAAATCTTCAGCATATTTTTCGCCTACATACTTTTTTGACACTGACAGAAGCAGCGCATAGTTTTCATTTATGAAGTTCTCGAAACAAGTCATCGTACTTTTTGCGCATTTCTTGCAACTCTTGTATACTAAAGGTACGATGTTGATTGCTCATATACAGTATTTTATCAGCCGTCCCTTCGCCATACATGCTATCTAATCGTTGCGCGTAAACAAACTGCTGACCACCTAAAAAACCGTTGCAGCGTTTACATTGACTCCAAATATTAACAAGCCCGTTTAAGGGATCATACAAGTACCTAGTACTTAGTTTACCTCTTGTTATAAAATGTCCGCAATCCATAGTCCGCCAAGGTTTTTTGACACCACAAGTTATGCAGGTGCTATAGCCTGAATCGTCGCTTTGGCTTGCTCTAACATATCGGCTTATTGATGCGTCTAGTTTAGCTTTTTCCTTTGGTTTACTCGTCTTCTTCGCCATAATCAAAATCTGCATGTTCAAAGCAAGAACTACATAAATCACTATCCCTATGTGGACTTGAACCACAACACGTACTTAAATATTCATTCATCTTTCCAATCGTTTTTGTTTCTTAACCTTGTACCTATGCCCTGTCCCTTTGGCTTATGCTCTTTAATTTTTAAACTGTCGTATATATCCGTCAAGCCTAAAGGTTCTAAAACTTCTTCATTCCTTTCTAGGATTTTATCTTTTTCTGCTCGCACTCTATCTTCTAAAATTTGCGCTCTTGTTTCGCCACAGTAATTTTCGATAAACCCTAGAATCTCAGCAGTTTTTAAACGTTCAAACAGCTTGCCGAACTTTCCCTTACGAACCCAATCAAATATTATTTTAATTTCCTCAAGCCGTAGTGTTGGGTGATCATCAATAATGGCACGACAGCAAAACATAAGTTCTTCGTCTGTTCCTATCGTTGTCTTACAATTCATATCCTTTATCAACCTTCCAACTTCAGCCACAATCCATGCGCGGACAATTTCAGGCGCAACACTTAGCGCAACCTTTATATTAGTTCCTTCATCCCACGCTTGCAAAGGCGTAATGCCATGCGTATTATCCTTCAGTAACGAAAGACTTAATTGATTCAGCGTTAAAGTTTTGCTTTTGGAATCCTTTCTTATTTGCTGCATGTTCCTTTTGTCTTCTTGCCCATGTACGAGCAGTTGCTTTCCAATCCATAATTTTATTGCCTCCTTTTAATGTCCAGTCTGTTTGGTCATACCAATCCATAAATGGTCGTGCTTGGTCAGAATAACCTAATTCTGCAAAGTAATTTATACAATCCTCAATATTTTGCGGTCTGTCTTCTTTCATTGAATTAGTCATTGAATTAGTACCTGTATTAGTATGCCTCACTTTTTTCCGGTTGTCATCCGCACTTTCTTCCGGTTGTGACCCGTAATTTATTGAGGTATCTAGCCGTAATATTCGACGGCTTGTGCCATTAATTTGCTTGCGTGTTCTAATCACATAACCCAAAGCAACTAATTTGCGCAGACTTTTTTCTACGCTACTAACGCTTACTTGCAAATGTTCTGATAGATGCTCATTGCTTACAAAGCATTCCCTATTGTTTTTGCTAAAGCTATCAATTTCTACGAGTAAAATTTTTTGACTCCAGGACAGTTCACTATCTAAATAGATGTGTGCAGGAATCCAAACGCCCTTAAATAGCCGATTGCTCATGGTGTTTTGTATTTGGTTGTTTTCAGCTTATGGTTTAACTCAATGTTTATCGCGTCAATTTGATGGCTAATCAATTGAAGCTTGTACGATTGTGGCGTGTACAAATGCAAGTAAAGAAGTTGGTTTCGCAATTGCACCAACTGCGCACTACTTAGATTGCAAGTGCTTAACATCGTCGCACCGTTCTTCAATCATCCTTACCACTTCTTCTACAGGTGTATCACTCCATTTTGCAATACTGTTAACGTGCATAAACAATTTCTTAGGATCGTTCATGTACCATTTGTTTACAGTGTTCATATGAAGTTCAAGGGATTCGCTTAAATGCCCCTGCGTCCCAAATTTTACCTTAATGAATGTTCCTAAAGTCATTTCTTAATTCGTCTAAAATGTTCAATAACATCAAAGCGTTTTGCTTCGTTTCTTCTGCTGAATCAGAAAATGCTGCTGCGTGACCTACAGCCCATTTTAAATCTTCAGGCAATGGCTCATGTACATAGCTAAATTCTACTGCACTGCCGTCTTCAAGTGTTTGCTTTAGTTTTCCCATTAGAAAGGCAAATCTGAGTTTTCATCAAACTTAAATTCTTCCATGTTGTCACGCATATTTAAAAACATTCGCGCCTGGCTTGCAATTTCATTTGGCGTTAACTGTCCTGCTGACGTAGTGACTAGCTGTAGGTAAGTTAATGCCGTAGTTATCGCCCATGAGTTACCAATGTTTTTCTGCACCAATGAATCATCTACACTATTACCACCACCCTTGCCTTTCCACTGCGATTTTGGCTTACTTAAAGACATGCGTTTGTTACCGCCTTTATCTTCCCACTCTTTGGTTACCTCACATTCAT